ATCTGTATCAAGCAGCTTTTCAATTCGATACAGCTCGTTTCCATCAATCGGTCGTACTGCCATCTTTCAGCGCCTCCCTTACCGTTTGTATGTGTAGTGCCTGCCATCTGGCCCAACAAGCGTAATCGTCGTGGGCATTCCACTCCCGTCCTGTGTGTAGGGCAGGTAACGGGTCTTTACAATGTGCAACTCTTTCTGGTGTCCTTTTTCGCACTTTACGCAGTCTTCCTTGCTTTTGAACTGTGTACCGCAAATTTCACATTGGTAAAGGTCAATTTTCTTCATGTAAATCCTCCAATCTCCGCATCACCATCTGCACGGCCTCGTCCGTCATGGGAGCGCCGCACCACGCGCAGAACGGTGTTTCAACATCCGGTGTCCGCCCACAGCGAGTGCAGCGGCACTGTACGTCTCCGGCCCCGAGCGGCGGGAGATAGTGTTTCCATTCTCCCCTCCACTTTGCGAGTGGTTGAGCATATCCCACAAAAACTTATCGTTGGGCGCGATAAAACCATTATCCTCTAAGGCAAATCGCTCCTCATAATCATGAACAGTATGTCCATCAGGCTTAAACGACACAGGACTATCAGCATCCCATTTGAGCATCAGAGCCCACAATTCTGGATAGTTTTTACGCAGCAACCGCAACTGCCCAACGCCTTGATTGTAGCAAAACCAGCAGCCGCCACGGGTTGCCATGGTATATATTGGAGAGAGCATGCCGTTTTCCTCGCACCACTTTCGGCAATCCGCCTCTGTCCAACCTGCCTCCACAAGAGGGCTTCGCTTTTTACCGGATAGGACATGAAAGCGGCTCGGTTCATCGACGGCAATCCCTATATACTGTATAGCGTCTTTTTGTACAACAGATGATAAAATATTCTGTTTCAGGCGGCTGTTGCACCACGGCCCTCTCTGGTAGGGCCATCCGTAGATTTTTCCGCCCCGTTTCCCGCTGCTCTCACAGGTCATATAAAACACATCCTGATAGCACCGCTTCGCCCTGACGTGCTCCACCTCGATGCCCCATCGCTCTTTGATAATGGCATCCATATGGGCCTTAAACTCCACCATCGGCGGCAGGTCTGCGGGAATGGTGTCAGTGGCCCATACCTCAGCATGCACAATACGGTCAAGGGGCCAGCCCAGTTGCTCTATCGCGCCAAGGCATGCAAGGCTGTCTTTTCCGTAACTCAGAGATAAAATATACTCTCCCATTTCCACCTTGTGCTCACACTGCCACCTTTCGCATCAATTCTGCCATGGTAACAAGTTTTTGTCCGCACCATTCCGGCAAATTCGCCCGTACCATTGCCTCTGCGATAGGTGGGCACACTGCATTTCCACATCGAGCTACCTGTTTTGTCTTGCTATATTCGTTACCGAGATAATCTCTGTCAATGATGTAATCGGGAGGAAACCCCATGGCGTTATATAGTTCACGGGGTGTCAGCATCCGTAACAAAATATCTGCGATGAAGTAATGTGCGCCTCTGATTTCTAGTAGAAGTATTTCATTGGAGGCAAGATCATATCCGCAGTAACGGTTGAGAAGTGTGCGGACTTCCGGCCAGTGCTCAAGGTTGTGCTTTCCTGTTTTTGCTAGTTCTATACGACAAACGGAAAACTCTCCACCTCCTGCTGTGATGGTGCGCAGCGGCCTTCTCGATTCTTGCCCAATGTCTTTCCCTTTAAACTCAACGATGTGGCCGCATGCTAGAGCCTCACGGTCATGGCTTGTCACAGTGTGCATGGGCTTTCTCACGTCAATCGGATGCCCGTTTCCAAAGTATTCAACGAGCTGCGCTGTGGTAAGCCCGTATCGATTGGCAGCATCTACGGTTGGCAATGGATCTCCCAATCCGTTTGCCCGGACGCGTTCTGTCTGCTCTGTGTGATATTGGATAAGAGACGGGGAGGCAACTCCTGCGGCGTGCTTTGCAAGTATCGTTCCAAGTGGGGATTCGACATCTTTCATATGCCCTGTGCCAATATGATTGCACTCTACAATGAATGGTTTCCCGCTTCGAATAGTAAACTTATCCACGCCGCGAATCACTCTTCTCATTGTGTTGTCTGCCAATGGACGAATAGCGTTCACACCATATTTTTCTTTCAGTTCGCTTTTACTGGAAAATACAGAATAGCAGGGTAGACTCCAATCGATAATTTCAGATGCACTCCGCCAGGGCAATAATATACCGGATTGTACATCTTCGCTATTTTGTGGCGCATGCGTTCGCTCCGGCCAGACAATGGGGCGCCCATCACAACGCGCTACCAAGACAAATCGTTTGCGTGTAGTTGGCGCGCCGAAATCAGCCGCCACGATTTCCCGATGTTCCACGTCATAGCCCAACGCCACAAGCTGTCGTTTCCACTGTTGGAACGTCTGACCGGCTTTTTTCTTTATGGGTTTCCCTTTGCGTACAGGCCCCCAAGTCACAAATTCTTCCACATTTTCAAGAATAATCACCCGCGGGCGTACTGTACCCGCCCAACGCAGCACAATCCATGCAAGCCCTCTGATATTCCGATTCACAAGCGCCGCACCTTTGGCTTTTGAAAAATGCTTACAGTCCGGTGAAAACCAAGCCAACCCAACCGGGCGGCCCCTGCATACCTTTTCCGGGTCAACATCCCACACGTTTGCCTGCAAGTGTTCCGTGTATGGATGGTTGGTTTTATGCATCAGAATGGCATCTGGGTCATGGTTGATGGCGATCGCCACCGGTTTGCCCGCCGCCAACTCCATGCCTGTGGAAGCCCCACCGCCGCCGGCAAAGTTATCCACTATGATTTCATCAAAAAGGTTTATCTGTCCTGCTTTTTCTTGCTGTCCCATTTTTTACTCCTTTCACGGCCTGCCGGATACCCAGCAGGCGATAGCGGCCACCACCGCCAGCCCGAGGATAAGCACCAAAGCACTCATTCGCCGGGCGCCTCCTGCCAATATTCCACATAGGATGCCTTGGCAGTTTTGCCTCCGGGGCGATTAGCGCGCCCCTGGCGCACTGTATACCCGTTCCGCACAAGGATGACGGTTACTGCGTCTCGGTCGGCAGGGGAATTGATCCATAGCCTTTTGCGTTCCATGCCAGAACCTCCTTCATCGCACGCCCATCTTTCGGCGGCCGCATCACATTCAGTTCTTTTGCCCGGAATGTCTCACAGTATAGAGCCTTTCCGCTGTCAGACATGCACAATACGGTGGCCCAATGCCCAACCGGATGGATATACACAACGATGCCGGTGTGGGGGATGCGGGCCTGCATCAGCGCGACATCCTCCGGATCCATCCTGCTTTTTGCCCCGTTTTCTTTCCGGGTGATATGTACAAAATCGCCAACTTTCACTTTTTGCTCTCCTTCACTTGTTCTTCTCTTGGGGCGTCCTCGCCCGTGATGCATACTACCAGCCGGGCAGGGGAGCCCCAGCGTTTGACGATGTGTGCATCGTATATACTGGCATCGTCGCCGTAGGCAACGCCGTTAAGCGCGTCGCACAATGCTTTGCCGATATTGTCCCAATCGGGTTTGCAGGTCGGCGGGGTGACATTCTGCGTGCATAGCAGCCTTTTGTTTTTGGAGTAGCTTTTCGGCACCTCAAAAAAGGCTACACCCTGTATTTTTACGGGGCCGGAAAGGCGAACGCCTTGAAACCTTTCGAGCCAGCATTGCCGTATCCAGTTTTCGTAAAGCTGAGTGGCTGCAGGGGTGTGCAGGTGGGCATGCCCTGCCACAACGCTTGCCCGAGGGCGGCCCTTGCCCTGCGGCTTTCCCGGTACGGAAAAAATATACCAGCTCATGCTTGACACCCCCCGCCGTCGCCAAGCAGCAGCTGCCCGCTCTTAAACGCCTGATACAACGTGCGGCCTTTGCCGTCTGTGAGGTAGGGAAGAAACGTCTCCGCAAGCTCGGCACCGCCGCTCTCAATAAAGGCCATTTGTGCGGCTACCCAGTCTCGGATATTGCGCCACGCCGTACGCTCGGCCTGCTCGCGGTCGGCCTTGACCTTCTGGCGCTGGAAAGCGGCCATGACGCCATCAACATTGGCCGGCAGCAAAAAGCCCTGCGTTTGACCATCAACAACAAGTGAAAACATGACGCCTACCGGGGCCCCGGCATCATACTCCACAAGGATTTTATTCGCCCCATGGGCGGCCAGCATGCCCTGAATCTGCCCCAGCGATTCGTAGGCGCTCACAACGGTGGTGTAATTTTTTATCGGCATTTTCATCGTCCTTTCCAAGCTCCTGCTGCGGGCTGGGTGTTCCCCGGTGTACACGCAGCAGCAGTCTGTTCATTTCCGCTTGTAACTCTCGGTCGAATTGATAATCCATCATCTCATCCTTCCCGGACGCCATCCGGGGTCCTCCCGCTGGCTGTTGATACATCGCTGCACATACTTCCAGGTTGTGCCACCGTTTTCGTATGCACGCATAATGGCGTTCATAGTGCCGTCAAATCCCAATGCCCCGTAGGCTTCCAGCAGGCCGTATTTCACCTCATCGTTAAATTTGCCGATAAGCTCCTGATAGGTGCGGTAAATCTTTTCCGTGGGCTTTTCATCAACCGGCCTTTCGTCGTCTTTGCCAGAAGAAGACGATATGTTAATATCGTCTTCTATATCCGTTACCGTATCCGTAACCGTTTCCGTATCCGTAACCGTTACCGTATCCGTAGGTGCAAAATCTGCATTTGCATTTTTTGCATGCTTTTGCATGTGGTTTTCAACGGGTTGTCCACAAGGCTCCGCATTTTCAACGCCTTTTCCACTGGCTTCCCAGCGTTTACGGGCCGCCGCCGAACGCTTTTTGCTCTTTTCCGCGTAGGCGGCGCTGTCACGGTCATGCTGCTGGGCAATCATGTTATAGGCAAATTCTGCGGCGGGGTTTTGAGGCTTTTGCACTCTTTTCCCTTCGGCATGTGCGGAAAGGGCGCCCATGATGGCATAAAAATCCTCGGGGCCGAAGCTGTTAAGTAATAGCCGCAGCGTGTCGCGATAAATTAAAATGGATGGCTTTCCGTCTGCCATAATGAGCGCCCTCCCGTTCAGCTCTCTTCGATGCTTGCGCCGTCTGTGTCTACCTCATCGTCAGCCGAGAACAGCGCGTCAATGATTTCCGTTTCGTCCGATGTTCCAGGCACGTCCGGAGTCTGTATTTCCGCATCAGTTTCCACAAATTTGGAGCGTTCCTTTGCCTCGCGGAAAAAGGCTGCAAGGTGCTGTACATACAGCTTTTTTGCAATGTTTTTAAGCTTGTTCAGCAGGGTGTCCGTCAGTGTAAAATTATCCGAAACCTTTACTACAAGGCGCCCATCCACAAAGACAAAGCGAATGCGAGAATCACGGTTGTTGTGCCCCACATCATCTTCCAGCATGGAAATCTGGCCCTCCATGCTGGTATCAGGGCGCACCGTAAGCATGATTGGGTATTGCGAGGCGCTGAAATCTGCGACAAGGTTGTTCTTGTCGCAGATGCCGAGCAGCTTTTCATATTGGTCGTAAAAAAGGTCTTTTTCAATCATTGGAAGCTCCTTTCGTTAGTCCTGAAAAAAATCATCGGCCATATTGTTTTCTGCCTCAGCGGGTGGTGTTTCTACGGGCGGTGGTGCTGTATGCACTTCCTGCCCGGTGGCCTCAATAGGGCTGCCGGGCTCCGGCGCATCCTCGACAAAAGCGGGTTCGGCGGTGCCATCCTCGGTAATGATATTCTCGTCTATCGAGAGCGCCTGCTGCATCTCTATGCTCATGACACCCCACCGGCTAATCAGCTGGCGCAACATGGTTTTGCATGCCATATCATCAAAGTTGCGATACCAAAATGAGGAATATTTCCACATGTCCTTTTCGGGAATTTCTCCGTCCAGTAATTTTTGATAGCTCTCTGCACTGAATGCAGGGCTGTATTTATCTGCATGTGCCATCATCTTTTCGCGGCTCCAGTACATTCCCTTCTTGAAGCCGTTTGTGTACTCAAACATGGCATAATAACCTGCCGTGGGGGCGTTCTCTCGTGCGAATTCATCGTCGATGAGATTTACCTCAATTTCCTCGTTCAGCGGGTCGAAATGTACCAATTCTCCTTGCTTGATGGGCAGCACATTGAGTTTTTTGTATTGACCGCTGCGAATGGCAAGCTGGATATATCCTTTGTAACCAAGCTGGAATTGTGCTACCTTGCACCCTCGTTTTTTGTCGTTATAAGGCACTATGTAATATTGCCCAAGCTGCGGGGAGGGGGAGAGCTTGAGGCTGGCGCCCAGCAGCGCCGCCGAAAGTATGGTAGAGTTGTCGCACTCCGCCAATGCCGGGTTGGTGCTCACGGCGCTGGTGATAGCCGTAATAAAAAGCTGGCCGTCCTTGCCGCCGATGATGGTATTGATTTTGCGCTTTACAGCATCCCCCGAAAGGAATGTTGTAAACGTGGGCTTGCGCTGCGTAAGAGAATTTTGTACTGCCATAGTTTAAGCCTCCTTTGGCACGCGGCCGTATTTGATTTGGTTGTTGCGCAGAAATTCTTTCAGCGCCTGCAACTGGACTTTTGTTGCCCACACCCGAAAGTCAAGGCATATGGTTTCCGGCTCTGTCTGGGCCGCCGCAGGGGCGGGCTGTGCCGTGGGCTGGGGCACGGGTGCCGGGGAGGAAGCGGGTGCCGGGGCAGGGCCGCCCGCGGCCATTTCCCGCATTGCCTGCAGCTGCCGTTCAGCGGCGACACGCTCCATTTTTTTCTTTTGCTCTGCCAACTCCGATTTTTTCTGCAGGGCAAGCCCCAAATCCAGAGATTCAAGGTATACCATGCGCACCGTGTCGCGGTATTCCGCCTCCACGGCGCCCTCGATGGAGTGCAGCGCGCTCCGCACCTTCGCAAATTGTGTCTTTACATCATCCTCGATGGCGGCGAGGGTATAGGTTTTGTTGAGCCAGCGCGGGTTTTGTATTTTTTCCAGCGGCACCAGTTCGCAAAGTTCTTTGCCCCATGCGACATAAATGTCGCGGATAGCCTCCTGTTTCTCGTCCTTTTCCTTTTGCTCCACGGCCTTCACCTGTGCGTCAATACCCTCTACAGCCTCGGCTACAAGTCCCAGCAGCTCTTTCATCTGGGCCTCAAATTCGTTGTAGGGGGCCAGAAAGTAGGCGCGCAGCTCCTTGCGGGCGGTGTCCAGCTGGTCGCGCACTTTGTTCAGGGTTGCGCGGTCTTTTTTTGCCTGCGGCATCTGTGCTGCGGTATATACCGCGCCCTTGTAGGCGGCCAGCTTTTTTTCCAATTCTGCCCGCATTTCCTGATAGTTCCACTCCACAGCCGGCAGGGGGGCGGCCGTGGTGGGGTTTTTCACAATAAGCTCCATGGTGTGTTCTCCTTTCCAAGGCGGCATATCAAAGCCGCATTTGCGTGGACGCTCCGCAGGCATGGCCTGAACGTGTGCTGTCATCTTCATGTCCGATGGGGCGGGTGGAAATCGTCTGCATCACATGCAGATAGTCTCGCACTTCGCGCTCATCCACATGCACCTGCGATACCTTGGCAACGCTTTCCCCGTATTTGGACGGCACTACTACAAGGTCGCCCACTTTCAGCGGCACCGCCGCATAATAGCTGTACTCCCGTGGGCTCCATTCACCCGGCTGGAAACGGCTTTTGAAACGTACTTTCACAATTTCTGGCATTGGCATAGCATCCTCCTTACTTACAGCGAGGCCAAGTCGTTTTGGCGTGCGTGTTTTTGCTCGTTGAGGTCTGCAATGATGCCCGCCAGCATATTGGCAAGCCCGCGTTCCGTCAGGTTATCGATGCGCACGCTGCAAAGCGTGATGCCTTTTTTAACCAGTGTCAAAGAGAGCATAGCGCCATTTTCCTCATTGCGCAGCAGGCTGCCAAGGCGGCGCATCTGCTCGTCCAGCATGTCAATTTCTGCGGCGATTGCCTTTGCATGGTTCAGCTTGTCGATTGTCATAGTCTTGTTCTCCTCCCAAAATTTAAAAATCAATAATGCGCGGCGGCTCATGGTCGTTTTGCACATACTCCCAAAACCGCAGCTCGTGCTCTAACAAAAAATCAAGGTCTGCCTGCACCTCGGCTCGCTCAATAACAAACGTGCGCCGCGTGGCCACAAATTCGTTGCCCCATGTGCTTTTAAGCTGGGCATGCAGCACGGCAAATTCCCAGCCCGTGGCAAGCAGCTGATGCAGCACCTGCACATAGTAGTTGTCCGGTAGGCGGGGGCGCCCGTCCGGCGTGCGCCATTTTTCGCGCTGCATACTGCGCAGGATTTCGGTGGTCTTGCCCTCATACACCCCCAGCCGTCCGGTGGCTGTCTCAGTAAGCCGCCCGTCCAGTGTGGCAAAAATAAAAGGGTGCTGTGCGCTGCGCACCATATCAAAGGCCCCGCGGTATTCCACCTCGTAGATCTCTTTGTAGTCAAGTGCAAACAGCCCGCGAATGAGGGGCTCGGCATCATGCCCGTACTGCACACACGCCTTGTCGCTGATATCTTCGGCGGCCTTGCGGCCGGTTTTGATGCGCCACAAATCCACATTGGACATCCAGGGGTTTTTCCCGATGACGGCGCTGGCCTCGCTGGCTCCAATACCCTGCAGGCGCTCCGCCTGCCATTGCTCTGGCGTGGTGATGTTCATGTCCTCTTGCCTCCTGTGTGCGCCACAGCCCCGGAAAGGGCTGTAAAAGCCGCGAAAAGGGAAAAGGCATACACACTGAAAATGCCGTCTAGGGCGGCTAGGGCGGCCAAGGCAAGCGCCACGCATAATGTGTCGAACAGAGTGCGCTTGACGGCCGGGCGGGTACGGGGTAAAATAAAAGCGTCAATCGGCCAAGATTTGACGCTCTGGGCGTTCGAGTGTTCCAGCACTCGGGCGCCCGCTTTCTTTTCTGTGCTCATTTTTGTGATACCTCCACAGCATTTTTCAGTGCGGTAAGGCATTCCGCCATGGCCTTGTCATGCGCGCCGTTCTCGCCGCGCACAGTGTACAGCCGCCCGTCAACGCTTACCGTCATCTCATCCTTGTAACTGCTGTAGCAAAAGGCCGCGCCTTTGGCCTGCAGGTTTTTGGGCTCCGCCAGTTGCAAGGTCAGTTCGTATGCCTGTGCCATTTTTTCATGCACTGCATTCATCGTGTTCACCCCGCTTTCTGTTCAGTGTTTTCCTCAGCCGGGCGGCGCAGCGCGGCAAGAATACCTGCCATCCGCCGCCCGGCGGGGCTTGCGTAAAATTTATCGCTTTCCGGCGCCGCAGAGTACAGCCCGCGCCGGTTGATTACCTCCGCCAGCGCGTTAATGTCTGCTTCACACAATGGAGCAGCTTCCACATGCGGGGCGGTATCAACGGCCAATGCTTCCATGTTGTTCACCTCGCTTTCTGTGGTTGCCCGCCTTATCACGCCGTGATAAAATGAGCGTGAAAGGGGGGAAGGATGGAAATGCATACGACAATAATCTGTAAAAATGTTTTGTGCCCTAAGTGGGGAATTAGAGTTCCTTTGTCAGGAAAATATTCTTTTTCAGATACTCCGGGAGAGGAATATATAGCGCATTTTATGTTTTCAACTTGTCCGATTGTTGAGAACAGTTGCTTGCCTCTCCATAAGCAAGCAAAAGAGTACAAATTGATGCTGTGCCCGGAGTATCGAAGCTGCGAACTGCTAAACAATTTCCCCACACAGATAGATGTTCGAAAAGG